ACGGCTGCGGCCACATGCACGCCTGTGCTGGGTGGTGTTGAAAAGACGCACGGCATCCCCGCAGTTGCGCAGTACATCAGCGCAATCTGCGCAACCGGCCAGACGGCTACTTTGTGGGTTGCGGTGAGCGAGGGCTGCTAAGTGTCCGTCACCTACTGGATTCAGCAGATCAGCACCTACGACAGCACTGTAAAGAAGTGGCTGGCGCGTGCTGAGAAGATCGAGAAGCGATACCGTGATGAGCAAAGCATGGTGTCGCGTCCGAATCAGACTGCGAAGTTCAATATCCTGTGGTCAAACGTGCAGACCATCGTGCCTGCCGTGTTCTCACGCCTGCCCAAGCCGGATGTATCGCGCAGGTTCAAAGACAATGATCCAGTAGGCCGTGTTGCGTCCATCATCCTTGAGCGCGCGCTTGAGTATGAGATTGAAAAGTACCCGGACTATCGAGGGGCGATGGGCAACAGCGTGCAAGACCGCTTTCTAGGTGGCCGTGGCACGTCATGGATTCGCTACGAGCCGCACTTCAAAGCCGCTGAGGTTGACCAGCCGACAGACGGGCTGGGGGCTACGGAAGACATTGACGAGCCCAATGAGGAATTGGACTACGAATGCGCGCCGGTTGACTACGTTCACTGGCGTGATTTCCTGCACGGTCAGGGCCGGACTTGGGAAGAAGTCTCATGGGTAGGCCGCAAGGTGTACATGCGCCGTCCTGCGCTGGTGGAACGCTTTGGCGAGGAACTAGGCGAGAAAATCCCGCTCGATACGCAGCCTGAAGAGCGCAAGCGCAAGGAAGGTGCTGGCGGCGACTACGAGGCATGTATCTACGAGATTTGGGACAAGACCAGCGGCAAGGTCTTTTGGTTGTCCAAGTCGATGAATGAGATGCTGGATGAGCGCGATGACCCGCTGAACCTGGAGCAGTTCTTCCCGTGCCCCAAGCCTCTCTACGCAACCCTGACGACCGACACGCTTGTACCTGTTCCTGATTTCACGCTGTACCAGGATCAAGCCAAGACGCTCGATTTGCTGGCCGACCGCATCAACGGTTTGGTCGATGCCCTGCGCATTCGTGGTGCATACGACTCAGCCACACCGGCATTGGCGCGGATATTCAGCGAGGGTGACAACACCGTCCTTATCCCTGTTGAGAATTGGGCGGCATTCGCTGAAAAGAACGGTCTGGCCGGCACGATCAGCCTGATTGACTTGAAGCCGATCTATGAAGCACTGAACGGCAGCTATCAGGCGATGGAGCAGCAGAAACAGCAGGTTTATGAAATCACCGGCATTGCTGACATTGTTCGCGGTCAGGGTGAGTCAGGCGAAACAGCTACGGCGCAACGGATCAAAGGTCAGTACGCATCGCTGCGGCTGAAGTCGATGCAGGCCCAGGTGGCGCAGTACGCGGCTGAGTTGATCGAGTTGAAGGCCCAGGTGATCTGCGGACAGTTCCAACCGGAAACCATCGCGCAAATGGCGTGCGTGAATCAGTTCAACGAGGCTGACAAACAGTTCATCGGCCCAGCTCTGGAACTGCTGAAAAGCGGCGCGCTGGCTGAGTTCCGTATCGAGGTATCCGCCGACTCGCTGGTGCAGATTGACGAAGACCGCGAGAAAGAGCAGGCCACGGAGTTCATTACCGCTGTGTCTGGTTTCATTGCCAACGCATCTAAGGTGCCGCCCGAGGCCGCGCCGATGATGGGCGAGTTGCTCAAGTTCGGCGTATCCCGCTTCAAGGCCGGGAAGACGATGGAAGGCGTGATAGACGAGTTTGTTGACAAGGCCAAGCAGCAAGCCCAAGCGCCCAAGCCTCCCAGCCCCGAGCAGATCAAGGCGCAGGCAGAGCAGGCCAAGATGCAGTTTGAGCAGCAGAAGATGCAGCAGGAAGCCGCCCAGCAGGCCGCAGAGACGCAGCGCGCCCAGCTTGAGATGCAGATGGAAGGCATGCGCGCCCAGCTTGAAGCGCAAGCATTGCAGGCCGAACAGCGCCGAGAGGATGCCCGCCTGCAAATGGAAGCGATGCAGCAGGAGTGGGAGCGCAAGGACGCCGAGCGACAACAGATGTTTGATCTTTTGATGCAGCGCATGAAAGACGAAACCACTCTGCAAGTCGCTCAGATCGGCCAGCAAACCACGCTTGAGTCTGCGCAGATCAGCGCAGCGAACACGGCAGCAGGAGACACGCCCAATGCGTAAAACCTACGTGCAAGACCCCGTGACGTTTGAGCTTATCCCAAAGGATGAGTACGTCAGGCGCGGCGATGTAAACGCCCCCATGGTCATGCCGGACATTGGCGAGTACACATCAATGATTGACGGGTCACGCATCACGTCACGGGCACAGCATCGCGCGCACCTGAGACAACACGGAGTTATCGAAGTGGGCAACGAAACAAAAGCGTTGCTGTCACGAGTCAAGCCCCCAAGCCCCCCTCCCGGCTTGAAGGAAACGCTAATCAGGGAGTTTCAGAAACGAGGTCTCTAAATGGCATTCATCAAAGAACAAATGGGCGGCGGCACCTCTGCGGGTCAAGCCAAGGCAATGAACGGCGCAGGCGCTTCGCTTGCCGCTACCGGATCGACGCAGACCGATGCGGCACTCGTGAAATCAAGCATCACCATCGTGACGGCTGCGGACGGAACCAAAGGCGTTCGCCTGCCTGCGGTCTTCCCTGGAGAAAGCTGCACGCTGTTCAACAACGCTGGTTCTACCTGCAAGGTGTGGCCCCCGTCTGGCGCGGCTATCACCGTTGTTGGCACGGGCCTGGGTACGGCGGACGCTGCGCATTCGCTGCTGACGTACAAGACTGCCACGTATCTGTGCCAGTCGGCCACGCAGTGGTTTGTAACCGTCTCCGCTTAAGGAAAACAGATGACCATCGAGCAAACCACTTTGCCCGCAGAAGTCGAAACACAACAACCCACCACAGACCGCCGCGAACTGCTTGAACAAGCGTTTGAGCAGTCGGAAACAGCGCAGGAAGAACAGCGCGCCCGTGATGAGGCTGGACGCTTTGCCAAGCAGGAAAAGCCCGCAGAGCCCCCGCCCGCACCGGCCCCGACAGAGCAAGCCCCAGCACCCCGGCTGACCACATGGAAGAAGGATTACATCCCTCTGCATGAAAAGCTGGAGCAGGGCCTCCCCTTGTCGGCGGATGAGGCAAAGCGGCTGGCTCAGTACAACTACCAGCGCGAAGGCGAGTACGCGACTGGCATCAGCATGCACAAGGACCGGGCAACCCGGCTTGAGTCGGTGGAGAAGGCCATTGAGCCTTTCATGCCGATGCTGCAACAGCACAACGTCACGCCGGACAAGTGGATTGCAGCTTTGGGCAATGCCCATGCGCAGCTAGTGAATGGCAACGAGCAGCAGAAACTGCAAGCCTTCATGAAGCTGGCGCAGGACTACAACGTGCCCCTGACTGGCTTCGCTCAGATGCAGGGCGCGCAAGGACAACAGCCAGACCCCAACCTGTTGGGTCTGATGGAACAGATCAACCAGTTGTCGGGCCGAATCCAAACGGTCGATAGCTGGCGTGAGCAGCAAGAACAGCAGCGCGTCACAGCCGCGATTGCCGAGCTTGCGAACGATGCGGAGAAGTACCCGCATTTTGAAAAGGTGAAAGGCACGATGGCTCAACTACTTGAGTCAGGTTATGCCCCCGACCTGAAAACGGCCTATGCCAAGGCAGTCCGTCTGGACGATGAAGTGTGGACAGCAGAGCAAGCGCGCCAATCTCAGGCCGCAGAGGCTGCCAAAACGCAGAGTCACGCCGTAGCACGAGCCAAAGCCGCAGCGGTCAGCCCGCGCAGCGCCACACCTAGTGGTGTTGTGGGTAAAGCCCCGGCAACAGATCGCCGTGCGTTGCTCGAGGAAGCCTTCGACGCATCGACCGGCAGGGTTTAACTTGACTTGAAAGAGGTTCAACATGGCATTTGCTAACGCAACTGTGTCGGACATCATCGCGACCACCATCCAACATCGAAACGGTGTTCTCGCTGACGATCTGACCAACAACAACGCGCTTTTGCGCACCCTGAAAAAGCGCGGCAACGTGCGTCCGTTCTCTGGCGGTAACGTCATCCTTGAAGAACTGATGTACAACGACCCGTCCACGAACAACGCGGACAGCTACTCTGGCTATCAACTGATCAACATCAGCCCCGACAGCCCGATCAGCGCGCCGCAGTTCGACATCAAGCAGTATGCTGCTTCGGTGACGGTCAGTGGTCTGGAAATGCTGCAAAACAACTCCAAAGAACGGATCATTGATCTGGTCGATGGGCGTATGCAGGTTTCCGAAGCGCGCATCATGAACCGCATCGGCTCAGACATTTACCTGGATGGCACCGGCAACGGCGGCAAGAACATCACGGGTCTGGCTGCTGCTGTTCCCGACAGCCCGACAAACACTTACGGCGGTATCGACCGCAATACGTGGGCGTTCTGGCAATCGCAGTCGTTCTCTGGTACGACCGATGGCGGCGCTGCTGTGTCGTCGTCCAACATCATCCAGTACATGACGGCTCTCGGCCTGTCGCTGGTTCGCGGCAATGACAAGCCGGACCTGTGGGTTGCTGACAACAACTACTACGGGTTCTACGTCAACGCACTGCAAGCCATTCAGCGTGTCACGTCTGACGGCGGCGGCGATGCGGGCGCTGGCTTTGCCTCCCTCAAGTTCTACGGCGGCGGTATGAGCGCTGACGTGGTGCTGGACGGTGGTATTGGCGGCGCTGCGACTGCAAACCACATGTGGGCACTGAACACGAAGTACATCTACTTCCGCCCGCACTCGGACCGCAACTTTGTTCCCATCGGCGGCGAGCGCCAAGCGGTGAACCAAGACGCGATTGTGAAACTGTACGGCTGGGCCGGGAACCTGACTTGCTCGGGCTCTCAGTTCAACGGCGTGCTGATTGCCTAAGGAGCACACAACATGACCGCTTTTGTCACTACGCCCACCTTGGGCATCAACCTTGCGGCCACGACCGCAGGGACCACTACCGCAGGCGAAGGCGCTGCGTTCACGCTCGGTACGCAAGTCACCGGCAATGACGGCTCGGTCTGGATGTACGTTCAGGCCAGCGGCGCAATCTCGCAGTACTCCTATTGCTGCATCGACACGGGCTTTCAGTGCTACATCGGCACCAAAGCACTGGTCGATCAGGGCATGGAGATTGCGATTGCTCAGGTCGCCTTTGCTGACAACGACTTCGGCTGGGTGCTCATCAAGGGCACGGGCGCGCAGTACAAGGTGAACGTGCTGATCTCCTGCACGGCCTCTGTGCTGCTGTCCACCACGGCTACTCCGGGTTTCCTGGATGACACCGCAGCGACCGCTACCCAAACGACCATTCTTGGTCTGCAACTGCAATCTTCGGCAACCGCCTCCGGTGGTTACTCGATGATCGCCAACTTCCCGAACCGCGCGCAAGGCGGTCTTGCTTGGACGTATTGATGTACAAGCTGCAACCACTCACCGAAGTAAGAACTGTTCTTGGGGAAACTCAAGAGTTCATAGATGGAAACATCCGGTCTGCGCTCAAGCGCAAACTGCCTTGGCTGAGTGGTTGTGAGGAAGCAAAAGATGGACCGCTGGCTATCGTGGCTGGCGGTCCTTCCCTTTCATGGACAAAGGACGATCTGCGCAAGTTTGGCAACGTGATGGCATGCGGCAGTTCTCACGATTGGTGCATAGCCAATGGTGTGAAGCCGAACTACACCGTGTTGCTTGACCCTGCGGAGATTGTTTGCGATTGGCTAAAGACGCCAGACAAGGATTGTCTGTATCTGGTTGCCTCTCAATGTGCCCCCAACGTGTTCGACACATTGAAAGACTACCGCGTAGGCGTATGGCACGCAGCGGCGGAAAAGATGATTCCCGAGCTGGAAGGAATGCAGCTTATCGGCGGTGGATGTACCGCTGCTTTGCGTGCGATCAGCTTGGCGATTATTTTGGGGTATCACGACCTGCACTTGTTTGGCTTCGACTCTTGCATATGGGACAACGAAAAGTCCCATGCGTA